CCTGTGCCGCAAGCTGTCGTAAGATAGTTTCTTTTTCTACACGCTGTTGAGCAAGTAACAGTGACTCACCTTCTAAACCAACAACAGCACCACGGTTCTTTAGTTGTATACCAAAGTTCTCTAAAAGTTTCTCAGCAGCTTGTCGTCTAGCTTCTGCATCTGCTGCTGCGGCTTTGTCTGCTGCTGCTTGCTCTGCTAGTGCTGCTGCCGTATCGGATGCAATTTTCTGACGCTCCTTCTCTTCTCTTGCTCTTGCAGCCTCAGTGTCTTTTATCTCTTTTAACTTAGAGTTATAAAGGTCCAGTGCTTCTTGGGCCTCTCTTACAGCAGCGGCGGTTTTTTCTATACGACCTTCTTCCGCACCCATGCCCATATCGGCTGGATGGACACCCATTCTAGCAAGAGATTCAAACCTGTTATTAAAGTCAGTTAAGGCTTTTTCTTCTTCTGCACGTGCAGCAGCTAGGGCATCTGTAAGTTTTTGCTGCATTGGGTTGAGGCCAGTATATAACTCCCTCAACTTCTCGTTCATACTGTCGATGTCTTTTTCAAGGTTTTCTTTCAACTCCTTAGAAGCACGACCAGCAGCAGAGAAAGCCATGACCAAGCCAGATACAGCAGCAATACCCAAACCAATCATAGCACCCCAAGGGCCAGCAAAGAAACCAGCTAACTGTGATGCCTGTTGTGAGAACGCAACAAGTGGATTAGTGCCACCTTGAACCTGTACGATAAAGTCTTGTACCTGATAGCCAGCCTGTTGTGCGGCAATCTCTTTACGGCGAAGGGCTTTACCACCTTTGTCAACTTGAGTGATGTAGTCTCTTAGTGCTTGACCACCTTTTTGAGTAGCTGAACGAAGTCTAGCAATCTCATCATTAAGTTGCTTCTGACCTTTTCGCATGATGTTAGCACTAATAACACCTTGCTTTTGCTGGTTATCAAGGAACTTAACTTGGTCTTGAAGTTGCTTTAGCCTTTTAGTTGCCATCACAACGTCAGAGTCATTAGTCTCAAAACCAATGATATATTTAAGGTCAGCCCTTGCCATTATGCACTCCTAATATATAAGGTATCTAACCTCTTTATGATCTCTACGTCCGTAGGATTTAGTGGGGTAGAGGTTAATTCGGCCCACGCTTTTATTTCTTGGAATGTAATAGGATTAGAGGACATCCCGTTACTTCTACTAGAGTTAAGATGAAGAAAAGCAGACCATAAGTGTGACAACAAAAAAGGTAGTGTAGGACCATCTAAACCTTTTGGTCTAATCCCTGTCTGCTTCTCTACTTGCTCTAAGTGTTCACGTTCTGTAACACCTGACTGATCGGACTTCAACAATGAGAACTGATGTTCTGCATAGCCCTCTAATTGTCGGATCAGCCCTTCAAAAAATCCAGATAGCTACTCAGGGCAGCTTCAAGTTGGTCTTTGATCCAAAACACCTCAGTGTAAATCTGTTTAGCTTTGTCATAACTAAGAGTGGGCTTCTCACTATCGAAAGTGATGCTCCATTCTTTTGTAGTCTTAGCTAGGCTTTCGATTGATTGGACTTCTAAATCCTCTGCTTTGACTTCGATCTTACCAGTTTTTGCAGCAGCTTTTAGTCTCTCGTCTGTAACTGCCCACAATACTGTTTTATACTCTTTAGTATGAGGAGCATACAGTGAAACAGTCATAGGACTGTCATCCTCATTCAACAAAGGCTCTTGTGTTACAGGGTGTTTTAGTTCTACTACAACTACATCACTCTTAGGTGTTAAATCTTTTAAGTCCATGTCGAGTCTCCTTCGGGATAAGTCGGGTTAATTGTGGGGGATGCCAGACCCGACACCAACACCCCCCGCCCTAGCTAGGGATTACGCAGAGCGAGTAATCTTCAAGTTTGTCGCTTCTGTTGTATCATATAGAGCAACAAAAGACATAGAGATTACACGGCTCGTGGGACCATCTACACCAACGTCAGCAGAGTTAATCTTAACACGTGGGAACATGAAGGTCATTGTGTTTGTACCGTCACCAACAGATACTTCAATCTCTGTCTCTGTCTCGTTGATGAAACGATTTACAAGTGCTGCATCTTCGAAGTATGCCGATAGTGTACCTTCGACTTCTGCACGACCAAACTCTAAGCTGGGGGCTGAGTCATCTCCAACAACGAATGTAGGTGCATAACCGTTAGTCAATGTAAAGTCTAATCCAGTAACGATAGCTGATGCTGAACCAGCACCTACGTCACCGATGGAAAGGTCACCAGAGTAAGCATCGAAAGGTGATGCACCTGATGCTGCATCTTGTGTCTTCTCTGTAGCACCGATAGTCATGTCCTTACCGACCATACCAAAGGTTGTTGTTACCATCTGGTTAGGGGCAAGAGAGACACCCATCGTATTGACAGTCATGCCTGTGAACAAACGTGCTTGGTCTATATCAGCAGCATAGTCCTCAATAGAAAAGAACTTAGGTGTTGTGCCAACTTTAAGTACGTTAGTTGACCATGTGTTTAGCATGGCAGCTTCTAGTAATTCGTCGTAGTCTGCGTCACGCATGTCAGCTACAATATCACCACCAACCTGACGGTTACCGTGACGATCAACACGTGGCATACGATCTGCTTGAATGTCATTACCAGCAACACGGTCTTTAGTTAGATTTAGTGAATGGGTAGTAAAAGGTAAGTTTGTAAAGTTGCCAGCAGGTGTCGTACCAAATGTACTTTCTACGATGTACGACAAGCTAGAACGTGAACCCTGTGCAAAGGCCATGAGTTATCTCCTAATTAGTTATAAGCGTACCAAGATATTGTTACAGGCACGACATACCAAGGACTATCCACAAAAGCTAATTGCCTTTCTGCATAGTCAATATAAACAGTTTTACTGTTGTGAGTTAGTTTTGTGGTTGCCTCAAATGCTTCTATAACATTCTTGGCTAGTGTGTCGCCAGCAGAAGGGCCATTACCCTCTGGTGCATAGCAATTAATAAAGAACAAACCATCGTACCTTTGTTGTGGGCTTAGTCCACGTGCAGCTGGTCGTCTTGTTAGCGGGGCATAAGATACTCGAATGTAACTGTTCCCAGTCGTCGGATTAAACGACACGTTCTCGTAGGCTATAGATGGTACGTCAGTGATACTAGATAGCTGACTCTCTAAAGCAGCACGAATGTCTTTATCAATGTTTGCCATTAGCTACCACCTTTTAGTCTAGCAAAGACTCTGTGCTTCAATTCTACATAGGGTTCGTGAGGTGCGCCGTTACGAAGCGTAAACTCTTCTTTAGACATATCCAGCTTTGCAATATCTGTATCTATGTTTGTAAGAGATTCCTGAAACGCAGCGGATGCGTCCATTTTAGGTCTACCTCTAGATGACTTACCCCTAGGACGACCTCTACCAACAGAAATAGACCAAGAAGTCATGTAGGCACCAGTATCTACGAAGGGAAAGGAATATTTTAATGCAGTGACTGCACGATCTCGTACAACTTGCCTTTTATCTTCCTCTATCTGTTCGTCTAGCTCCTTGATCTTATCCTCAAAGGTTTTACTAACTTGTATCTTAACGTAATTAGACATTACTCACTCACATCACAGATATAACACAATTTTGTAGTATTTGAGTAAATGGTGGTAACAGAGTTGATGTTAACGGTATCGTCTACACCTACCAACTGGTCTTCATCATCAGGTTCTACAGTAAGCCCTACAGCGGAAATGACACACTTTCGAGTACCACGACGAACATCATCTACATTAGCAATAATACCACGATCATAGTTGTAGAAGTATGCTGTAACAGAGTAGTCTGTTGTTGCTGCACCACTTACTGAACCTGTAGCTGGGTCGTAGGAACCAGAGGCAGTAGTCTTACGCAATGTAACAGTCTGACCGAAGTCATTGACTAGATTATAGAGGTCGAAGGAACGAAAGGACATCTACACCCCCTATGCGTAATCTGTGTCGTCTGTGTTGTAATCTGGTGGGTTACGGAAGCGGTCTCGACGGAATGAAGGTTCGATACGGTTAGTATTACCACGAACAGCCTCTACGCCCGATTTAGTTAAGCCACCAGCTTTAACACCAAGAGTAGCAGAGACTTTCTTACCTTGGTATTCTAGGTTCTCAGCTAGTTTACTATATTGATTAGACAGGTCACTGTAGTCAGCACTCAATGCCCCGTCTAGCTGTGTATTAACCTTACGAGCATACTGCGATGCAATGGTACGTGCGCACCATGCAGCAGCAAAGTAGACGTTATTATTGGACTGGTCTAGAGCAAAAGTAATCTCTTCATTCTTAACCTGCTGGTCATTTGTGTCTGTATCGCCTAGTAAAAGACGAACAGTATTTAGACGACCAGATAAGGTAGTCGTGTTAAGATCAGTTTCGTCGTAGCTCCAAGCCATCAGTCTACCTCATAGTGTCCGTAGTTTCTGCGCCAGCTACGAATAAGCCCACGCTGTTTATCCAGTATCTTAGATTTCTTACACTTCTGCTTCTCATACGCAGCATTGTTAGATGTCTTAGATTTGACCTTTTCGTTGATAGAATTAACCAGAGCATCTAGTTGTTCTGCATCTAGTGCCTCTAGTCCATCACCTACACGAGCCTTAGTTTCTAACTCGTCGTTGTGATAAAGTTGGAACTGGTTGTACATACGAAGGACACGTTCATAAGGAATAGATAACTCTTTCCACGGAAGGTGATCGCCTTGTTTATATTTATCGTCCCAAGGTTCTTTTACGAAAACTGGTCGGTCAATTTGAAAAGGTAGTCGGGTCATAGTTTATCTTTCGGGTTGATAAGGTGGGACCGAAGCCCCACCAAAGTTATCATTAAGCGATTACTGTATCGAAGAAGTAACCCAAGTCTGCGCCTGTGACTTTCATGTCATAGGACATTTTAACTTGGATGTGTTCTGCAATCTGCTGACGCTTAAGAGCATCGTCAGAGAATGACTCAACAGTAACACCTAGGTTGTTAACACCTTCTAGTGTGTTCCATGCGAATGTAGCACCCGCCATTGGTGTCATTAGACCTGCATTTGGAGCAACGTGTGCCAACAATGCGTGTTTACCACCGATGAATGCGTTTGATTCTGCAACACCTTCAACTGAAGTGTTCTTGACTGCTTCCATGACGTAGAAGTTTTCTACCTCAAAGATTTCTGCCAACTTAGCGTTAGTGATAAGTGCAGTATTTGTTACAGTTGCACCACCGTTCAGACGTGCTAGAATGTCTGGGTGGTTGATAAGAACGTCACGAACTTCTTTACCAACAACCATTGTGTTTGGCTTGAAACCACCAGACTTAAGCTGCATAGTGCGGCGAGCATCTGTTACGTTCTTGATTGGTGTTGAGTTTGTGTAATCTGACCACAAGTTTGATGGTGTGTTGTCTGTACCCCAAACTGAAGCTGCGAAGAATGTATCAGCGAACTGTTCTTCACGATGGATCATAAGACGGTTAACAAGTGTTGTTGCACCTGATGAACGGATGTCCAACGCTGCATCTTCATTTGCTAGTGTCTGCTGATCAAAGTCCATACCTAGACCATAAACGTCTGCATAGTATGAATCGTTTGAGATTGCTTGACCGATACGGTTAACCTCTGTGCGTGGAGCAAGAGCTTTAACGTCACCTGTGCGGTTCATGTTTGCACGGTCATAGATGTAGTATTTGTCAGATTGTTTCTGAACACCAACCACTGGGAAAACTTTGTCAGCGATAAAGTTCTCTTGTGATTGTACGTAGGCGATTGTCAGGTTTGTTAACGGCTGATCAATATGTACCTGTGATGGAGTTAGCAATGGCATTTGTTATATCCTTCCT